GTCACCGACAAGCACCTGAAGCCGTCGTTTGATGGTGAGCGGTACGCTCAGTTGGTCGAGTGGCCGACGCATCGCGAACTTTGGGACGAGTATATTTCACTTAGGCAGAAAGACCAAGCAGGAGGCAAGAAGGACGGACCAACTGCAACTCAGTTCTATCGCGACAACTTTGACGATATGAACGCTGGTGCGGTTATAGCTAACCCTTATCGGCATGTCAAAGAAACCAATAAAGACGGCGACGTTATCGAGCTAGACGCACTGGCAGCGTTCTTTAACCGCGTGGCTGATTGGGGGCTCGATGCGGTGCTGGCTGAATTGCAGCAGCAACCAGCAAACCATAGCGAAGTCGATAACCACAAGCTAACTGCTGGTCTAGTTCAGCGACGCATGAGCGGACTAGCACGCGGCAAGCTACCTAAAACAGATCAATACAAAATCACAGTCGGGCTCGACATCGGCAAATACTACTCCCACTGGACAAAGCTGGTAACGCACGGAAACGCGATCAGTCACATCGTCGACTACGGCATTATGGAGACGCCTGGCTTGTCGGCAACATCGGACGAAATGTCGATAGAGACAGCAATCCTGAAATCGCTGGAAGCGTGGAGAATCGACATTCAGAGCGAGAATCCGCCGGACATGGTGCTAATTGATTCTGGCGACTACAGCAACGCAGTCTATGCGTTCGTCCGGCAGTACGGTTCCCCATTCAACGCATCGAAAGGTCACGGAGGTAGTAAGCTACATTTTGAAGGCAAGGACTCGGAAACCCGCAGGCAGTTTGAGCGGGCTAGAGCGGATTACCAGTCAGCGGCTGGCGTGTGGCTATTCAACTTCGATTCGGAGTACTGGAAGCACCAAGTACAGCAAAGGCTACTGACGGAAACGATTAACCAGCAAAATCAACTAACAGACGGAGCGTTATCACTGTGGAGCACATCAGACGCGAAGGAACACCTAAGTTTCTCACATCACCTAGTAGCAGAGGAGCGGAGGGAACAATTTATTCCAGGGAAAGGACTAGTGAGCAAATGGGCAGTCGTAAACCGAAACAATCACTGGCTAGACGCGACAGCACTAGCACTGCTAGGCAGTTCACTGCAAGGCTACAAGGTGATACCGAAACCAGAGCCGAACCAGTTGCAATCGTACAACCCTCAACAGTCGCAACAATCGAAACAGCCAGCACAGCCACAGAACCGATTTCGGCAGAGGCCGGGCGGCTGGATTCAGGGAGTGAGGCGAAGATAGCACCCAAACGCTTTGTGCCGCCTGATTGCTCGGTCTGTAGTGCGACTAGGCCGAAAGGCGACTTTACAGACGTTTACACGGTGCGTAGGATGAACGGCGTAACGGTACGGTACTGCAAGTGCCGGTGGTGCGGAAACACGTTTAAGGCGAGTTAGATGGAATCGTTACGAGATTTTGCTATTGTTCAACCCAAAAAAACGGCAACTGTAATCGGTGGTTTGCTGCATGGTATGACTATTGATGTAAGTAAGGCAGGGTGCTGCGAGTTTTTCGAGGAAAATGACGGAACGTATTCGTTTCAATGTTATCGACAATATAAAAACGGGCAGGACTTAGTAGAAGTTAATGCCTATGTGCATGACGATATTCCAGCGGAGTGGCTAGATCGTTGGTTGGCGAATGGATGTCAATTACCCGTGGACAATCCTATGCTGCCGCGGCTTATAAAAAGCCAAACGGATTCGAGAACGATAACGGTAGGCAAACTAATTCAAATACTGGAAAAGCACGATTCGCGTATGCCAGTTGCATATCTCTGGGAAGCACAAGTAACTCCCGTAGTGCCATCCGAGATAAAGGAACACGAAGAGTCCGATTTAGATGACGTGTACGGTCCAATTGTTTTGCTGAATGCAGAAACGTAACCTGTCTACTACACCCATAGTAAACACCCTCTAAAACACAGCTAAGAATCTAAGCTGTTACTGTAAATTGCGGGGCATGGATGCAGCCGCACTTCTAAACGCGATAGAAACCGCAATCACTGCTTTGCTGACTGGACAACATTCCAGCTACAGCATTGGGGCAAGGACCGTCACGCGGCTTGACCTTAAGACGCTCATGGAGGAGCGTCGTTTGCTTCAGAACGAAGTTAGCCGCAGTGCAGGCGGTGGAGCAATTCGACTAGCGAAGATTACGAGGCCATCAGCATGATAGGCCGCTTCGTTGATTCTGTTATCGAATCCATTGCACCAAGTGCCGCACTGAAGCGGGCTCAGGCAAGGGCTATTCTCGCACGCAGTTATGCCGGTGCAGAACCGAGCAGGCTAGACGGTAACCGTCGTCCGCAGAACAGGCCAGCCGATCAAGAGATGCTTGGGCCAGCCGGGGCCGACAAGCTGCGAGCGTGGGCTAGGACTCTAGTTCGCGACAACGCCTACGCTTGGGGTGTGGTTGACACTATCGTTTCGTCAGTCGTCGGGCAAGGTATCAGGACGCAATCGCTACTGGAGACGCAAGACGGCGAAGACGTAGAACTGACAAACGAGATCCGCGATAAGACCTGGAGCGATTGGGCTAAGGTCTGCGAGCTTACCGGCCAGATGTGCTGGTCGGAAGTGCAGGCCATGTGTCAACGCGAAATGGCCGAAGCTGGTGAAATCCTAATTCACATGGTAACGGTTCCGCTGATTCATAACGGAATCCGTCGACCAGTACCGCTGGCACTTGAACTGATTGAATCGGATCGTCTAGCCACTGATCGAGACACCTACCAATACTCACGCTCAGAAGGTCGGCGGGTTGTGCGTGGCGTTGAGCTTGACGAATTTGGCAAGCCATGTGCTTACTGGATTTACCCTGCTCACCCGTTGGACTATCACAGCTTTAGTCGCGAGCCAGTTCGCATACCGGCGGAAAACATCCTGCACTTGTTCCGTCGTGATCGCGTTGGACAGACTCGCGGCGTTACGTGGTTTGCTCCTGCTGTGTCTTGGATGCGGGATTTAGGTATCTACCTAGACAACGAGATGCAAGCCGGAGCGGTCGCGTCCTGTGCTACGGCGATGATTAAGACAGAAACACCGCTTCCATCGTTGATGGGGCCAAACAACGGAGACGCCTCGGACACTAACGGAAACCAGTACAGCTACCTAGAGCCGGGAGCCGTGTTTTATCTGCGTCCAGGTGAGTCTGTAGAGACCGTCAATCCATCGCGACCGAACAGCAACGCGGAACCTTGGATAGCGTTAATGCTGCGCGGTATCGCAGTTGGCACTGGTCTTTCTTATGAGATTGTTGCACGCGACTTTTCGCAGACCAACTACAGCAGCAACCGAGCTAGTCAACTGGAAGACCGCCGACGATTCCGCTGCTGGCAGTCCTACCTAATCAACCATCTATGTTCCCCTGTGTGGCGTAAGTTCAACGAAGCGGCAGCGTTGATTGGCAAGGTCGGCTTTCCATCAATGCACCAGCTATCCGAGGACTTCGATCGCTATGCTCCTTGCGAGTTCATGCCGCCCACTTGGGAGTGGGTCGATCCATCAACAGAGCAATCATCAAGCCAGAATGCCATCGCCGCTTACCAAGCGACCTACGCAGATGAGCTTGGTGCTAAGGGCTTGAACTGGCGGCATGTTTTCTACCAGCGAGCCAAGGAAAACGCACTGCTAGCGAAGCTCGGATTGTCGGCAATCAACTGGAATCCGAACCAGCCGCAGCAACCACAAGGCGAGCAGGCAGTAAGTGCAAGTACGCATGCAACTGGCGAGCTTGCCGCAGTATCAACCCTGCAATTCAAACGCAACCGCAAGGCTATCGAGTCTGTGTTGGCTGAACTGGCTGAAGGCAAAATTACCGAAGCGAAGGCCAGGGTATTCCTCGGTAGCGTCGGTATGGCTCAAGAGTCAATTGACGCACTGATAGTTGATGCGATGGACGGTAGCGGCAAGCTAGAAAGCGTGGAGGCTACTGATGGCGACAACTAAAAAACTCAAGTCGTTCAAGCACAACGAGCCACCAGCTAGCCAGATGGTCATGCGAATGGTGGAAGTTCGACGCGAGCAAGCCAACGCTGAAACAAAGTCGGTTCCGGTCGTCATCGCTTCGGAGAATCCTGTTGAGCGATGGGACGACAACGCAGGCGAATACTACCGAGAAATCCTATCAATGGACGGCGTTCGATTCCGCACCAATCGCCAGCAGTTACCGATAGTCGATTCCCATGATCGATCAACTGTTCGTAACGTGCTGGGAAGCGTTCGCAATATCAGAACAGAAAACGACAAGCTAGTCGGCGATGCGACATTCGCACGCGATACCGATTCGCAAGTGGCTTACGAAAAGCTACTAGACGGACACCTAACAGACTTTTCGATAACCGCAACGCCAACGGCACAGCGGGCAATTCGTCGCGGTGAATCAGTGGTTCACGGCACTCAGGAAATAACAGGGCCAGCGGTGATCGTCACCGAATGGACACCCACAGACGCATCGCTAGTGGCAGCCGGTGCAGATGAAACTTCAACCGTACGCGAGCTGCTGCGTAGTTACTCGAACTCTCATAAGGAGACTAAACGCATGTTGTCCGAAGGAATCAAAGCCGCACTCGTAGCCAAGGGAATGCCCGAACAGATCGACGATGCGGAACAAGCACTAGCCTGGGCTGCTGGGCTTATGTCGGCACTAACGCCAAGCGTTGCTGTCGAGGAGCCGATTCAGTCGGCAGAAGAAACGCCAGTCGTCGCAGAAGAATCGGACGCCGAAGAACCAGAGGCAGAAGAAATCGAAAACATGGAAGGCGAAAAGGACATGAAAGAAGAAATCGAAAAGGCTGTCAAGCGTTCGGCAAAAGCTGAACTACAGCGACAAAAGGAAATCCGAGCAATTGTCGAGTCAGTGAAGATAGGACGTGCGTTCGCTGACGAGCTTTGCGACTCCGGTGTTACTTTGGACATCGCACGTCAGAAGGTTTTGGAAAGAATGACTACGACGCAACCACTGGGAAGCGGACCATCAGTGGTCCGCGAAGGCCGCGAAGAATTGCGCAAGGCAATGCGAGCGGGTTTGATTAGTCGCGCATTGCAGGGCAGCGGAGCCCGCAACGTGCAGATTGCCGACGCCGACAAAGTTGCTGGCTATCAGGACTTTGAGCGTATGTCGATGCTGCGAATGGTCGAGCGATCATTGCAGGCAGCGGGACTGGACACAAGCCGCATGGTTCCCAAAGACATGACGATGCTTGCCTTTGGTCATCGACCGACTATCGAGCGACTGCAAAACGCAAACATCATCCGCGATGCCTATCACACAACTGGTAGCTTTGCAAACCTGCTTTTGGACGCTGCCAACAAGACGCTTTTAGCCGGATACGAAGAAGCTCCATACACTTGGAATCTTTGGGCTCGGCAAGCGGCTAGTGTTGCCGACTTCAAGAACATCAACCGCATTCGGTTTGGCGAATCGCCTAACTTGGAAATGGTTCCCGAAAACACCGACTACAAAGAAGGTGCAATGACCGACAGTAAGGAAACTTACAAAGTCGAGAAGTTTGGTCGGCTGTTCACGATCACTTGGGAAACAGTCGTGAATGACGACCTGGACGCGATCAGCCGCATCCCTCAGATGCACGGCAACGCCGCTCGACGTACACAGAATCAAAAAGTGTACGAAGTGCTAACCAGCAACCCGACTATGGGTGATGGTGTGGCGTTGTTCGGTTCTCACGCATCTGGAAGTAACACCAGCGGCGGCGCGGGTGCTCCAGCAGTCGGCACGCTTAACACTGGGTTTACCGCAATGCGTCGGCAGACCGGCTTAAACAGTTCAACGATTCTGAACATCGCACCGCGATACCTG